CCTGAACCGCGCGAACATCACCATGTCTCCCCCGTCCGGGCTCCACGCCCGCAAAATCGCTTCGCGCGCGAAGCCCAGCCGCCGGGCCCAGCGATGCCCGGCGGCGAACTCCGCGCGCACAAGCATGTCGATCCGGCGATAGGTCTGATCGTCCAGATACTGGCGCACGATCCGCGTCAGCTCGCCCATATGGCCCCAGCAACCCTGCGCCATCACCGCCCAGCCCGTCGCCGCTCCGCTGTGAACCTCAAGCAGGCCGACGATCGCCAGCACGCGGCCGTCCGCCCGGATCGTGAAGGCGCGGCCCTTCGCACTCATGGCCGCCAAATGGGGGCGCAGGTCGATGGGCCAGTCGCGCAGCTGCGCGTCCTGCGGCGTCACCCCGGCTTCGTCGCCGGCGGCGTAAGGGTGAATTCGGATCATCGCTGCGCCACGTCCGTCGTAATGCCGATCGCCAGCACCGTGCATTGCTTTGGCGCGATCCGCTCCAGCCGCACTTGCCCCACGCGGTCCCACGTCCCCACCATGTCGTTGATGATGTCGCCGGTGAACAGCGGCAGCGCGCTGTCCATCGGGCTATTGCCCATCTGGTTTTCCAGATTGCGAATTGCCTTATCCTGCACGGTGAGGCGCAGCCCCAAACTGTCATGGACGCGGACGAGAATGCGTCCGTTGCGCTTCATCTTGCCCTGCGCCGGACCATTGTCGCCACCAGCCTCGATCGGCAGAAGGTCCACATGGGCCGGGAATGACAACCCGACCGTCACGTCCTGCGCCTCACGGCCCAGCGCAATCCAGCCCTCGGCGTCAGCGTCGAGCCGGCCCAGCCACGCACCGTCTGCCACCACATCCACCGCCATGCCCGCCAGATGGGGGGCTTGCACCTCTGCGACGGGAGCGCCACTGTAACGCAGCGCCGCGTCCGCCATGATCGCGGTCGGGTCGCTCTGGCCCGGCAAGCGGAATGGAGCGAGCGCCATCACCCACCATTCACCGCCCTTTTGCGCTACGCACCAAAGCTGCTCATAACGCCCGCCAGGATCGGTGATGGAGCAGATCGACCGTGCTGCCAGCCCGTCAGCCAGCGGGCGGCGCATCCATCCCAGAACCTGCTCGCTCGGCATCGAATCCGCGCAGACCAGGCTGCCGTCCTCGCGCACCGCCCAGATCAGCTGCAAGGGCTCGCGCTGCCAGCAAAATTCGATGAAAGCGGAATTGGCGATATGGTCGGCATAGCGCGTCAGATCCTCGGTCGTATATTTCTCGACGCGCTCCTCGAACATCATCAACAGCTTGCGGCCATTCCGCTGGAGGAAGATCGGGCGGCCGTCCTTCTCGATCGGGCGCACGCTTGCGGATCCCGCGTTGGTCTGGCCCGCCAGCTTCACATTGTCATAGCCGATGCCCTTGGCCTGGCTTGCGGCGCGCAGCACATGCTCGCCGATCGCCGTGCCGACGAACAACTCGCTTCCCGCCAGCATCCAGCGGATAGGATTGGGATTGTCGATCGTGCCGGTGAACGCGGAATCCGTCGTCGCGTCACCATTCTCATCCAGCCGGTCGAAATCGTGCAACGCGCCGGCAACGGACGCGTAGATGGTGTCGCCCTTCCAGAGATAGAGGCGCTGGTCGTAGATCGCACCGCCCTCCGGCCAGCCCCGGCGGGGCGAGAAGGCGCCGAAGCGCCAGCGCCACGTTCCATCGGTGTAGGTGCCGCCGCCGCCCGGCTCATAATTATAATCGCCGGGATCGAATCCGTCGCCGGGAACATAGCCTCCATAATCATAGTCGCCATAATTGACGCTGCTGGCGACAGTCAGGGGCAGCCGGCGGGTGACGACGGCATTGACTTGAGTTGCGCTGATATAGCCCGTGATTTTCAGACGGCCGAACATATCGTGGAGATAGGCCAGCTGGACGCCGCCGGCGTTCTTGTCGTTGATGTCCTTGCCCTTGCCGATGCCGTCCCATTCCACGCCCCGTGAATGGAACGGCTGCACAGTGCCGGTTTTGGCGGAAACGCCATAACCGACAACCTGGTAAACGCGGCCGTTCCACTGAAGCAGGTCGCCATAGGTGACGGTAATCCCCGGCTCCCAGCTGGGCACACGGCCAAGGTCGCTCGCCTCCACCTCGAACAGGCCGCCAACATCGCCTGCCTCGAAAATCGGATGGGTGCAGGTAATGACGACATTGCCCGTCACCCCGGAAAAGCTCACCAGTTTGGCTTCGTCATTGTTGCGATCGCCGAACGGGCCGTTTTCCAGCTCCAGTGTCTCCAGCGCGAAGTCGGTAGCGCCGTTGCGGATCAGCCGACGCTGCTGAAACCCGCCATGAAACAGATAGACGACATCGTTGCTTTGCGTCGTGTTGAGTTCCAGGACCGAAGCATAATCATAGGGTGTCGCGACCTGCACCGGATCGTCGCCGTCCATCAGCAGCACGTCGTTGGTGTAGAAGCGAAAGAGGTTGGCTGACGCCTCGATCACATGCCCCTGCGTCACATAAGGTTCGAACGGCATCAACCGGCACGGCCCTACCGCCTTGCCGATGAACTCGAAGCCGGGGCACGCTTCCATGCCGCCCTGTGGGCGCGGCACGAAGCCCACCATCGCCGCGGTCGAGATCGGATAGACCTCGTGATCGATCCGCCCGAGCATATAGGGCGACAGCTCGCCGCCATTGAAATTGGTCTGGATCGGGGACACGCGCGACATGGGCGCTTACATGCCCGGCGCGCGGCGAAAACCGGCATAGCCGGCCAGCCATTTGGACCCGGCGCGGGCGCTATCGTTGCTGCGCTTGCCGCTGGCGAGGCCGTCGAGCCTGCGCGCCTCCGCCAGATAGCCGCCGTCGCCGCCGACGCCTTCGAACTTCACACGCGCTTCCTGCACGTTGCCGGCAATCTGGGTCGCGCTCTCGCACAGGTCGACGGCCAGCTTGTAAGCCATCAGCGTTTGAAGGTGGACCGACCACTTGGTCACATCCTCCACATCGGCGATGTAGCGGATTGCTGGCGCGATCGCGTCGGTCAGCAGGAACCCGCCTTCCTCTTCGCCTTCGAAATGCTCGCAATCGTCCAGCGACCACGGCAACCAGCGCAGGCAATCCGCCGGCAGTTGGAACATGCCGCTGTAACCGAAGGCTGGCGTGCCCGACTTGTTCAGCCGCGCGCGCCGGATCAGGCAATTCCATGGATGAAGGCTGAAAATCTCGCGCCGGCTTTCATGCCACAGATCCTTGACCTGATCGGCCAACGGCGATCCGTCATCGACATGGGTGATGCGCTCGACCGATCCGAGCAGCACGAAGGCACGGTTGGCGATGCGCGTCTGCGAAGTCACGATATTGGCCAAGGCGCGCCCTCCCTAAGATGAAGGACGCGCCGTCGCTGCTTTCCAGTGCCCGACCTGCCCGCCCAGGAGGGAGCGGGCAAATCGCTGCGACGGCGCGTCCACCCCGCCGCTGGGATCAGCGGTGGGAAACCAGTGTCTGAACCACGAGGATGCCGGCGCCGGGCACGACGCCGCCCAGGCGGCCGAGAACTTCGACGCTATCGGGCAGCGGATCGTCGTCGATCGCCGACGCAAGCCCGACTTCCTTCGGCACGCCTGGCGTTGCCGGCCCGGCGGTCGCGGTCATGTAGACTACGGCCGAGGTTGCATTGCCGATCGACATCGTCATCCCGGACAGATCGACCGAACCCGTGATCTTCCAGCCCAGCAGCACGTCCCCGCCGCGCGGCTTGGACAGCACCAGATCGTCGCCGGCTACGACCAGCGACAGGTCGAACACTTCGCGCATGATGCGCTGCGCCGCATTGTAGCTGCTGCCCGGCGCGCGGCTCTGACCGTCGCCGTTCAGCACATTGGTCAGCGCCTTCCCATACTTCTTTGCCATGTTCCGTTCCCTTCGAACGAGTGAGCATTAGGTGCGAAGGGCGGCTTGCCGCCGCCCTCCGGGTGGCGCGTCAGGCGTGCTTGACGACGACCTGGTAGCATTTGTCCTCATTGACGCGGACGACGGCTGAGCAGGCTTCGGCATAGACCTGCTCCGACATCTTCTTGTCACGGCGGGTGCCGATATCGCCGAAGAACTCGGTCCACACGCCGCGATGCAGGCCGCTGGGCACGAAGACCGGCAGCGCGACTGCGTTCGCTTCCGGCACCACCAGTGGCGCGCCATTCTTGTAGGCACGCGTGCTGGTCAGGTTCGTGCGGACGAAGCGGAAGCCCAGCCACGGCTTGATCTCGCCGCGCGACAGGGTGTGACCCGGATTATAGTCCGTGTTCACATATTCCTGAATGCCCAGCAGCTCGGTTTCCGACTGCGGATCGAGCAGCATGACGGGCATTTCCGCTTCGATATCGACGTCGTTCAGGTTCATCTTTTCCCGAACCGCGAGCAGCTTGGCCTTGGTGAAGCCGGTGTTCCCGTGCGCCACGGTATTGGCGGCCTTGAACGGGACTGCCGTGTCGCCGGTCTCGCCGGTCCAGGCATTGCCGAAATAGCCGGCCAGCCACTGATCGTCATGGTAACGACGGGTGGCGACGCCGGCCTGCACCGCGATCGGCGATTTGATATCGACACGCGTCGATTTCACGTCGTCACGGTCCAGCAGCACCGCGATGTCGGCCGACTTCGGCTTCTTGATCCAGCGCCGCGTGCTCGAAATATCGGCTTCGTTGGTGTCTTCGTTGCGGCCGTTCTTGGTTTCCAGGAACAGATCGCCGAAGCGATCGACGATCTCGACCGACTTGTCGCTGTAACCGGCGCTGCTGCCGACCAGCACCGACAGCTTGCCGGGCGTCTGGTTGAGTTCATATTCCACCGCCAGCTGGAAGCTGGTTGTCCGCGTGCCTTCCGGCCAATTCTCTGGCATGATGCCTGTCCTTCCGGGTCAAAAATGACGGTTTCGCGTGATTTTCGACAGGGATGGCAGCGGATCGCTGGGCCTATCTGGCGCTTGTCGCTGCGCTTGTCGCGCCCGCCGCTTTGGCGGGAAAGCACCGGGGCCGCTGCGCCGGGGCGCTGGGCGGGATGGCCGGAAATGGTGGGGAGCTGATTGTCAGGCCGCCCCCCGTTGGCCTGCGCCGTGCAAAATCTAACACACAGTTATGTTTGTCAAGATCGCCGTTCGGCGATCGCAAGCAGTCGGTCATATTGCTTGCGTTCGGGGCTGTTCGCATCTTCCAGCTTCGCGCCAGCTGTTTTCATCAATGCGCGCGCCTGCTCCTTCGCCTCATCCGGCGTCAGCTGGCCCGTGCTGATTTGAATGTCGGTCGGATCGACCCGGCCCAGCTCGCCCATGCGTTCGGCCATGTTGAACAACAGACGCAGCGTATTGCCGCCGCCGACGAACCGGGCCAGATCATCCTCGAAACTGGCCGGGATGCCCAGCCGGTCGAGCATGTTGACTGCCGCCTGCTTGCCGCGCGCGAACCCGTCCTTGCCCATTTCGCCTTCCAGCGCGGCCAGTTCATCCTTGCCCTTCTGCGCCGCCGCTTGGCCGACCTGCGCCATATGCGCGTTCCATCCATCGACCAGCACCTTCGCGCTTTCGGGATGGAGGCCCGCCTGGTGGAAGATCGGCTTCATGGCGTCGGCGAAACTGCTGTCCTGCCCTTCGGGCACATTGATCTGGTAGGCCTCGGGCGTCTCGGGTCGGATCGACGCAAAGAAGCGGCTCACCGAATCCGCGTCGCCATCCTTGGGCAGCACGACCTTGGACTTGGCGATCTTGTGCGCCTCTATATGGCCTTTCGCCAAATCCTCGACCGACCCAAACCGCCGCAATGTGGCGTCGGCCTTCAGATCGTCGGGCAGGCCGCCCATCCATTCAGGCAGCTGCTCCTGTTGGCCCTGCTGTCCCTGCTGACCGCGATCCAGCAGACCGCCGTCCTGCCCCTGCTGCTGGCCCTCCTGGCCCTCCTGCCCCTGCTGTTCCTGTCCTTCTTCACCCGGCATTGTCTTCCTCCTGGCTCATTTGGCTTTCAAGTTCGTGCACCCGCTCCGGCGACACATTCAGGCGGGCGATGATGTGCAGCAGCATCCGGCGCTTGCCTTCCGCCAGAGCGAGGTCCGCATGGTCGATGCTGCCATTCACGATGCCGAACCCGGCTTCGGCCGCGATATCGTCCAGCACGATCTGCGCCGCTTCTCGCAGCGCGCCGTCATCACCATGGAACAGCTGGTGATAGGCGCGCAGGACCGTCATCTGGCTGCGCGCCGTGTTGCGTGCCTTGCCCGACCGCGCTTCCGCCGCCTGACGGATCGCGAGCAGGTCGGCGGTTATGGACGGCAATGGACCGTTAGGCGGCATTGGCGGGCACCATTGCGCTCAAATTCTTCGCCGTTCCGCTGGCCGATTCCGCCAGCGCCAGCGTGTCGGCGATGCTCTGCCGCTGCGCCCGCGCGTCCTCGGCCGCCTTCCGTTCTTCGTCGGTCGCTTCCCAGCTCGCCGGGACGCCATTGATCCGGCCCAGCTTGTCGAGCACCTTGGCGGGCGGATATTTTTCGTTGAACGCAGCCCATGCTTCCGGATCGTTGGCGGCGACGCCGGCATATTGCTCGCGCATCCGGAAATAGCCTGCGGCTGCGCCCGCCTCCTGCGCCCGCGACAGGCCATTGTCATAGACGGTCTTGAGGCCAACGCCTTCCGCCATCGCCTCCGCGATCTCCTCCGGCATATCGTCCAGCAGGCCGAGTTCGTCCATCAGGTCGATCTCGCGTTCCTGCATCGGGGAAAGCCACTCGGTTTCCTGATTGGCGAAGGGGCCGAGCAGGATGCCCTTTTCCTCGTCGCGCTGGTAAAGCTGACTGTCCGTTACATGGCTTTTCAGCTCGTTGCGGATTTGCAGCATGTCGACGAAGAACGCACGGTCGATATGACCGTGCAGCTTGTCCAGCATCGCCATGGCCGGTTGCAGGTCCGCGCCTTCGACCATCGGCGCGATCATGCGCTGCCCCCGGCTATCGATGCCGCCATAGGTGAACTCGCCGGCGGCGTAGCGCGCCATCTGATCCTGCAAATCACTGTGCGCCAGCATCGGCGGCCGCGCCGACAGTTCCGACGCCACCATGATATCGACCATCATCTGCTGCGTCGCGCGCACCGTGGGCAGGATCGTGAAGGCCGGGCAGCGGCCATAGCTTTCGTTCGGCGCGTTGATGAACCGCGACACGATGCGCGGCATGACGCGATAGCCGCCCTGCGCGAACAGCTCCTGCCCGTTCGTCCTGCACACATAGGCACCGGCCCAAGGCATCCCCGCTGCATCCAGCCTGCCCAGCTCGAATTGCCGGTTCGGCGCGATGACGTGGATAAACTGGATGTCGGCTTCCAGCTGGTTGTCGCGGATGGCTTTCTGCACAGCTTCCGGCGCGGCCGTGCCCCATTTGCCCGCCGCCTGTCGCGCCTTCATCGTAAAGGCGTGATGCACCGTGTCGATCAGGCCGTTGGCATCCTCGCGGACATAGATTTGGCCGATGAACTCGCTCTTGTAGGACAGGCCGATCGCCCGCCCCGTCAGGTCGCGGCGAATGTCCGGCCACATCGACTGCATCCCGAACGCGAACAGCGATGCGATGCTTTCATGCACCTGGCCGGCGAAGCCGCTGCGCGGATCGTTGCGCAGCGCGAACAGCTGACTGTTTTTCAGGTCAACCCACGCGCGGTTGCGCTGGTTCTTCATCAGATCGTCGTCATCCAGTTCGAACCGCTGCCATATCTGGCCCCGCGGCATTACATAGCCCTCGAAGAGCGACACGCCCTGTTCCAGCGCCTGCTGCGCATATTCGTCGAAGATCGGCGTGGTCAGGTTGCGACCCTGCCACAGGCTGCCAAGGTTCTGGAAATTGGACTGGCGGGGCAGCAGCAGCTCGGCGCACTCCTGCATCATCGTCTCGAAGGGACGGCGCTCCTGCGCCATCTCCTCCTGATCGCGAATGATCTTCTGTGCGTCGAACATGCTCACCCCCGTGACGCGCCCCGCCAGTCGTCATCGGTCGCCCAGGCGCATGGGCGACCGAATCCGCGCGCCGTTCACTCCAGGGGGAACAGCAGGTTTCCGTCCGGAATTTCCGCACGCCGTCCGCCGCCGGCGTTCAGGTCAACCGACAGCCGGCATACGGCGGCCGCCGCAGGACCGTCGTCGTCCATGCGCGGCTCGACCAGCAGGAACGCCTGCCGCACCGCGACGGCGGGAAGCTCCGGCGCCAGCTCGATGCGCGGCTTGTAGATCAGCGACGGACTGGAGCCGCCGAAGCGCTGAACGTCGCCCGGCCGAACCTCGGTCGGCGGAATCGGCAGCGCCTCGCCGTCCTCGTCCGCCAGCACGATTACCAGGCTGTCGCCATCGTCCAGCGCCGCCAGCACCCGCGCGACCAGGTCGCGGCGGTCGGTCGGCACGGTCAGCACGATGCGGCGATCCGCTGCAGCCATGGACCCGCCAAAGGGACCGCCGTGAAAGGCCCCTTCATCGGGCCCCTCTGCCGGCGCAGGCGGTGTCGGCGGCTCCGGCTGCTCCGGCGTCGCGGGCGGCGGCGTCTCGGGATGCACTGGCGGCGTGACCGGCTCCGCAAGCGCTTTGAGAGCGTCATCAATCAGCTCCTTCGCGCCGGCCCTGTCCTTCCCCGCAACCTCCTTCGCGCGCAGCTCCATTAGCTGCTCCTTCGTCAGGTCGCCGATCGCCTTCCGCATGTCGTCGATGTTCATAGCGGCGATTGCCGCGATCACGTCTTCCATCGTCCGTTCCTTTCTCGCTTACCGCCCCAACAGGCTGGTTCTCGCCCCCGTCGCCGCTTCCGCGCCGCCGTAACCCGTGCGGCGGTTCGCCCGCGTGCCTTCCCGGCGCGCGAGATTGTCGTTCACCGCCGCGCGTTCGGCGGCCATGTTGCGGGTCGGCGTGGGCAGCGCTGCCTGGGTTACTGCCTTGGGCGCTTTTGGCCGGGAGAGCAGGCCAGCGCCCGCGCTGATGACGCCGCCGATGATCGGCGCAAATGGTGCAATGGCCGCCATGTCAGTTCCTCCGCCCCGTGAAATAGCCGCTGCCGTAGGACACGCGCGGCCCCTGCGCGTGACGCGCCGCCGTCTGCCGGTCCATGTCGTCGATGATGCGCCCGCGCGTCTCCAGCCCCAGCGTCAGATACTGGAGAGCGTCTTGCACATGGCTGAAATCGTTCTTGCTGGGCTGGTCGCGGAATCGGCCGCCCGCACTCGTCTTGATCCGGTCGATGATATAGCCGGCGGTGAACCCGCGTCGCAGCATCGAACAGCGATCGGGGCTTAGCACCAGCGCAGGCTGTCCGCCCGGCGATCGGTTCAGCCGCTTGCGCACTGCCTCCAGACGCGGTTCAAGCCGGTTGCCATCGCGGCCACCCGGCTTCCACGTCCCGCCGAACGCCCGCTTGAACCGGTCGACCCATGTCCCCGCGTCGTCGATTTCGCCGAAGTCGGCGGCGGGATCATAGAACCCGTAGCCGAAGCGGCACCGGGGCCAATGCTTTTCCACGAACTCGCGCGCGATCTCGGCGAAGGCGGTCGGCCCCATCCGCGCCAACTCGTTTTTCACCTTAGGATCGAACAGCACCAGCTCGCCCAGGATGCGCAGCTGATCCATGTCGGACTTCTGCGCGAACACCATCGCCGGCGTCGCGCCGCCGTCCAGGCCGGCGATGATCGGAAGGCCGGGATCGGCAACGATGGTTTCGCGCGCGACGTGCAGCTGCTCGTTGAACTCGGGGAAGACCGGCTGTCCGTTCCTGACCGCGCCGAACTTGTTGTGCACGAACCGGCGCAGATAGTTGGGCTGGTTGGCATAGGCCAGCAGCAGGCCCTCATAATAACCCTCGGGAAGGTTTTCGATATTCTCCGGCGGCGGGTCTTTGGACAGGCCGCCGGGCTGCTCCCAGAAACCGATGCCGAAGCGCGGACCCAGCGCCTCTTTCAGCTGCACTTCCTGCTCATCGTTCAGACCCAGCTTCTTCTCGACGAAAAAGTCATAGGTCCAATTGTCGATGTCCGGCGCGTTGAAGTCGGCTATCACGCCGCGCCACTGGCACCCGCCCAGCTTCGCCGGCGGGTAGCGGCCCGTGCGCGGCCATCCGAACAGGAACACGCTCTGATCCAGCGTATCGGTTTCGTTCAGCCACAGGCCGGTCAGCTCCAGCCCCTTGAGCACGTCTTCCGCCTTCTGGTCGCCCATCGCGCGGAACAGCATCTCGATCTCGATCGCGCTGGACTGGCCCGTGCCGTCCACCACGTCGAAACGCAGCGTGTGCTGCATCATCCCGCCATGCCAGTTGGACTTGGTTTTCGGAAACCAGGCGAACCATGATTTCATCACGTTCGCTTCCAGCTGGCCGTAAGTGTCACGGATGCAGCACCACCGCACGCGCCGAACGCCATCGGGGCCGGGATTTTGCCAGAAGGCGCTGTTGACGATTTTGCGGATGCACGTCGTCGTCTTCGCCGACCCGAACGGACCCATGATCGCGGTCAGAAACCGCTGGTCGTTGACGAAGCCCTCCGCCTTCGGACCCACCGGAGCCATGAGGGACGCGAAACCGCTCATTTCGACACCCGCCGCGCCACATCGTCATAGCGCTTTTCCATTTCGCCATAGCGAGGCAGGGGCAGCTTTTCCGCGCGGCTCAACGGCCGATCCTTCGCGACGAGGGGAGCCGGCGGCTTAGTCATCGTTATCCTCGTCAACGGCGTCGATGTCGGAGAACTCGCCATCGACGATGCGCATGTCGCGCAGCTGTGCAGGGTCGATCGCGCCGCTATTCAGCGCCTCCGCCACGCGGCCCAGCACCTGATCGACGGGACTTGCACCCAGCACGTTCGCGCCGGGCATGACGATCACGCCATCGACCCCGACCTTGACCTCGGCCTGCACCGGCTTCTTGCTGTGGACATACTCGGCGACCGACTTCGCGGCTTGCAGCTGGAGGGACAGCGCTTTCACCGCGATTTCGCCAGCCTTCGTGCGCAGCGTCCGCGCCACATCCTCTACCCGCTCCGCCAGCTCGATGATCTTGTCGAGCCGCTTGAACGCCTCGCTTGTGCCCTGATCGGGCATCTTGCGGATCGCATGGCGCGCGTCCCGCAGGGTCGCGGTCATTTCGTCCGCCAGCGCCATCAGCCGCTCTTCGCGCGCGCCAACGGTTGGGTCCGCTTTCAGCAGCAATTCGGTGATCTGGTCAGTCGGCATGGCGTAAATGCTCGCCTGAAACCGCACGGGACAGCCGAAATCCTGTGTAATGATGCGAGCGAGATCGTCACTCCGCTTGTTGCGCGATCCGGGTTTACGGCCCGGTCCTGCGCGCCGCGCCATCTGATAGACATTCGCCGGCAGTTGTCCGCGATCGTCGCGCAGCAGGTCGAGTTGCTCCGGGGACATTGCCGCGCCCAGCACGCCACTCTCGCCCTGCGCGGCTTCGAACGCCTTTTCGAGGCTGGAGCGGTCAGTTGACACTGGCGCAGCCCCCGCTTAGCGTCGCCGCTTCCAGTCCCGGCCTAGAAAGCCCCGAAATTGACATCAACCGCGCGTTTCCCGCGAAGATCAGGCGAACCCCGACCCGCTTGATCTGAAATTGTTGCGCTTGCCGCCCGCACCCCGACTCGTTTGCGGGCGACTTTGCGTAGGGGGCTTGGGCAGAGGCCAGAAACCTGTTGAAGGCGGCCGACTGGCCGAAGATTTTCCAGATTTCAGATCCGACGCGCGCGACGGGATGTCCGGACACGCGCGCGATCGCGAGGGGGGCACCGGGTCGGCCGCTCGGGAGGGCCGAAATCGGCCCCGCCCAACGCCCCATTAGGCGATCCAGCGCCGAAATCGACGGAAATGCGTGGGTGCGCTGGCTATCGACCGACAATTCCCGACCGACATTCACCCCAAGCGCCGACAGCCTGGCCGATCCGATCGCCACCGCGATCGACGCGCGAGGCCGAAAAATCCCCCAGCCCGCGCCTCGCCCTCCCCGGGACACGCGTCCAGCAGCTGGGCGCGAATAAACGCCCCGTATTTTATTCGGGCAGGCGATCGACAGAGAGGATGGCCCCGCGCGCATGGCCGAGCTTGATAACTGTCAGTTAGTTTCGCCGTCAAGCGCCGCGCAGGCTGGTTGCCATGGTTGCCGTCGATTGATCCAGCGGCAACCATGATGGCAACCAATATCTGACCTATTATCATGATCTTAGGTCAGGTTCAGGCATATGGTTGCCATGTTGCCACGCATCGCGTCGCGCGCACGTGATCGCGCGCAACCGCGCATGATCGCGCGCAGGCGAGACAGCGCCAAATCGCGGCAACATGGCAACATTGTACGTAAGCCGTTGATATAGAGTACGTTTTATGTGGCAACATGCGTCATCATAGCGGCAACCATGGCAACCCCCTGACCCATTGGCCCAAGGACAAATTCGGCTCAATTTTTTCTTTGGGCAAGACGGGTCGGGGCGAGGGACATGGCGGCAAGGGCGGCGCACAGAGCGCGGAAATCTGCGCCTTAGGCCCGGTCGAGTGAGAAGGAATGCGGACGCACCGGTGCATCATGGCAATGCCTCCGGCATAGCCATGATGCACCTGTCCGCATGCGTTTGGCACCCAGCGCGACCGGCAAAAGATAACTACCAGTTATTTTCTTGTTGACAGGCCAACCCCTCCTGTTGCAGCCATAGGGAGCCACGCCGGTAATTGGTCCGGGTGGCGCGGCAAGGAGGCCGACCCAATGACCAGAGCAATCATCGAATATGGATGCGAGACGCTGGACGTCCTGATCCCCACCGGCACCGATCTGGACGACGCCTTTGACGCGATCGACGCGGACAGCGGCGAGAGCCTGCGCATCAACGGATGGATGATCGAACATATCCAGTTCGACCGGGCGGGGAGCGTTTACTGATGAACCGCTACGCACCCGCCGGAGCGATCCGCGTCGCCGACAAGCGCAGCAGCGCCGTTGTCTATCTCTACACCACATCGCGCGGCGCGCCTGCCGCCATCGCCTATCACGGCCGCGCCGAAAAGCAGGACTGGTGGCACAGCTTCAAGGACGAGGCGCGCCGTGAAGCCTATGTGCGCAGCTTCTTCGCTGGCCGTCAGGCGATCGAGCAGCGCGCCCGCGATCGCCGCGCCGAGCGCAGCGCCTTTCGTCATGGCTACAAGGTCGGCGACCTGTTCCGCGCCATGTGGGGCTACGACCAGACGAATATCGACTTGTATGATCCGGGCCTTGTCAAGATCCCATTGAACGGTTCCTTCTGTTGACGGGCTGGGGGCCCCCACACGCAATGCTCAAGGATTGGCTTCATTCGTTCCGAGGTCAGCTGATGCACTATCCGTGCATAGACTTGTATCCGGTCGCGGCCGTAGCCGCGTACCATAATCCGTATTCACATCCCCGGATCGAGCAAAGGCGGATGCGGACCAAACTACTACTGGGCGTTTTCAGGCGCCATCAACTTTCCCGGTCACACATCACACCAATCCGCGTCGCCTTATCGAGCCTGTTGCAACATAAGCATCAGGCGGCGCGGAGCTCGGCACCTTGAGGGACCAGACCGGTCTCCACAAAGCGCCAAAGCGCGATTAACAATTTTCGGGCGAGCGCAACGATCCCGACCTTTGCCGCGCGAGCGCCGTTGCCTTTGAACCGGTTGCGATACCAAACGGTCAGTTCGCTACTTGGCTGATATTTCAACCAACACCAGGCAAGTTCCACCATCTGCACACGTGTGCTTCGGTTACCGGCTTTGCTGATGCCCTGATCACGCGACACGTCGCCGCTGGCGAAGGGCGCCGGAGCTAACCCAAGGAAGGCCGCGACGTGTCGTCGGCTTTCGAACTTTCGGCAAAAAACCTCTGCAACCAACATTGCCGCGCTGTTCGGACCAATGCCCTTTAGCTGCTCAAGGCGAACCGCTTTCTCTCGGCATGGGAAGGTAGACTCCTCATGGAGCACAACTTCAGCGCGGTCCCGCTCGATGTCCTTGATTTGATCGTTGAGCAACGCGAGCCGTTCGAAACAGCGCTCAATTTGTCGATGAAGGTTTGGTGGCAAAGGCCGCCCGTCGCCGGTGCGCATCTCGTCGAGCTGTTTTGACCAGTCACCGCCCTTGATGGCTTTGACAGTTCGTATGCCCTGTAATGCAAGTAGCCCCCTGATCCGAGAGATAATTCGGGTGCGCTCGTGCACGAGATCGCCGCGCTCCCGCATTACTCTGCGCGCGTCCTCCTCCTCGGGGGAGGGCACGTCCACGACACGGCACACGCTTTTGTCGCCAGCGAGATAGGCTTTTAGGATCCCGATCATTGCTTCGGCATCGATCCGGTCGGTTTTTGCGCGCCTGCCTCGCCGCGACACGAGGAAGCTGGCGGGATCCAGCACATAGGTATCGATGTCGTTCGACCGCAGTAGCCTTGCGAGCCAGAAGCCATCATATCCAATCTCGAAGCACAGGCGAATGGCGGCAGGTTCACCGATACGATCAGCGGCCTTGCACTCAAGATTGTGAAGGTGACTGATCAGTGCCGCGCTGTTCCCGGCAGGAATTGTCCGCAGGGAAGGCTTCGCCGCTCCTGGTGAGAGCGAGGCAACAAGCCAGTTGCGCTTGCTGAGCTCAACGCTGACAATCACAGAAGTCTTGGGGCAGTAATCTGACGACGAGTTCTCCATTGTAGCGTTCTCCGTGAGGTTTGACGGAACAACGGCATAGCCGATCCGGCCTGCATAGGATCTATTACGAGGTCACCGCCCTGCGCGGCCAGACCATGCTGATCGTCCGCAAGATCGCCCAGGCGCGCAAGGCGACGGCATGGGAGCAGGGCGAATGCGTGCCCCTGCCCGGCCAATATGTCGGCGAGGAAATCCGGGTGCGGGCGCAGGAACGCTATATCCGCGTCGGCCACCAGCACGCCTTCCACGAAGCGCCCAAGATGGTCGCCGGCGTGCCGACCTACGCCGCCAGCCACTGGACCAGCTACGCCTGACCCCATCGCACGAGGCGCGGACATGATCCGCGCCTCCACGATGCGGCCAAGCAAGGAGCGATGCTATGACCTACCCACCGCCACACAGCGCCTATCAGCACGAACTTTCAGCCAATCGCCACACGTCGCCCCATGGCGACCAGCTGCGCGCCGAGGACAACACCCGTCCGCTCGTCGGCGAGTTGCTGCGCCCTGGAATGATCGTGCGCACCAACTACGGCACCGGCCCTTTCATGATCGAGGCGGTCAACCATTACCGCGTGTACGACGGCTTTTGGGCATGGACGCTGGTCCTCAACTACCAGCGCGACGGCCGATGGCCCGCGCGACCCAACGATCACGATCGGGGCTGGATCAACGAAGTCGTCGTCGAATGGGAGGGCGATAAACCGCGCTTTCGGATGCTGTTCGCCATCAACGACGACGAAGTGTTCATCGTCGCCGACGCTGCCGCTCGCGAAGAGCGCTCCGGCCAGCTGAGCATGTTTTGATGATCCAGCTCGATCTCCTCGACGCCTCGCCGCGCGTCCTGATCGCCTGCGAATGCTCCGGCACCGTCCGTGACGCGTTCCTGGCGCGCGGCTTCGACGCCTGGTCATGCGACCTCAAGCCCGACGAGAGGCGCAGCAACCGCCATATCACCGGCGACGCGCGCGATATCATCCATTGGGGCTGGGACATGCTGATCGTGGCGCACCCGCCCTGCACCCGGCTTTGCAACAGCGGCGTGCGCTGGCTGACCGATCCGCCGCCTGGACGCACGCGCGCCGACATGTGGGCCGAGCTGGACGAGGCGGCCGCCCTGTTCTCGGACTTCCTGCACGCGCCGATCGCGCGCATCGCCGTCGAAAATCCGATCATCCACCGCCACGCTAAGGCGCGCATCCGCGACTATCGCGAACCGGCGCAGACCATCCAGCCATGGCAGTTCGGCCACCGCGCGTTCAAGCGCACCTGCTTCTGGCTCAAGAACCTCGATCCCCTGACCGAGACAAAGCGGCTCGATCCGCCTGCCCCCGGCACCATCGCGCACAAGCGCTGGTCGAGCATCCATCGCCACACGGGCTGGGGCCAGGCCGGCGAGGCCCGCGCCGCCAACCGCTCCCGCTTCTATCCAGGCGTCGCGGCCGCGATGGCCGACCAATGGGGCGCGGCGGCGATGGCGGACATTCGGAGGGCGGCGGCATGAAATTTACCAAGAAAGGCCGCCACCCCTTCACGGACACGGCCCGCAAGCGCTCCTACATCCTCATTCGCCAGCGCAAGGAGCGGGAGAAATTCCCGCTCTTCGCCGACGAGATAGCGGAGGGCCAGCGCAGCCAGGACGAGGAAATGGCTGATCGCGCCGTGCGCTGGGCGCGCGCCGAGGCCGAGACGCGCAGCGGTTATGCGCGCCAATGGATCATCGTCCGCCGGATGCTCAAGCTGCTGCCCGATCATGAGCGGCACGCCTTCCTGCGCTACTACTACCGGGTCCAATTCCCTCTTGACGGCGGTTATATGCGCAGCGTCCTGCGGACCTTTCTCGACGGCCGACTGGTGATGGTCGACGGCGAGGTTGTAGCCCAGTCGCACCTCGATTTTCTGGCCGCGCGCGCCCGCCGCGTCCTCGAAATGGATGACGCCGAACTGCTGCGCCGCATCCAGTCGCCCTACGCCACCGGCGACTATCTCGACCAACTCCGCGCCGAGCGCGCCCGGAGGGCGACAGCATGACCCGCTGCCAAGTCTGCGGCCGCCGTCGCGGCATCAACAAGCACGGCCTGATCCTGCATCATCATGTGCGCGGCCAGCTATGCCCCGGCGTCGGCTTTGTGCCGATCGAGCAGGACGACGCGCGGCTTGAGGCCGTCGCCCGCGAAGCGCAAGCGCGCGATCGCGCCCTCACGCGCGAACTGGCGGCGCTGTATGAGCGGCGCGCCAACTATATCGATCCGGCCCTGCTGGACGCCTGCGGCCGCGCCGTCGCCCTGTCCGCGCGCCTCGATCGCCGCTTGGCGCGCCACCGCGCATGGCCCGCCCGCTTCGCCCGCCAGATGGAGCGCGATGGATGGGGCGATCCTCCGCCCGACTATCTGCGCCAGCGCTACGAGGCCACCCTATGAAGTCCTTGTTACAAGGACCGCTTGCGAAGCCGCAGGAGGCACGGGACGGGGTGGCCGGGCCACTATGCCCCGAATGCCTCCAGCCCTTCCCGCACGCGCATCCGGGGCAGCTCTTCTGCTCGCCCGCCCATCGCGACGCATGGAACAACCGCGCCACCGTGCACGGCCGCGTCCTGACGCCGCTGGCGATGGTGGAGCGCGTCACCCGTGGCGGCTCGCGCGGCGACACCGCCACCGGCATCCGCGCCCGCCAGCAGAAGGACCAGCTGATCCAGCGCTGGGTGGAGGAGGACCGCGCCGCCGGGCGCATGGACTGGCCCACCTATCTGCGCCTGCGCTATGGCGTCGGCTTCGATCCCTTGGGCTGACGGCCGCGCCACCAGGCGGCGATCGGCTCGCCGGCGATCCGCGCCACCTTGTACGCGCCGATCGGCATGAACAGCATGTAGAGGAACCCGCGCCAGCTGTCGGAATAGGCCCATGCGATCAGCAGCAGCTGCGCCAGCATCACCCAGCGGAAAGCCCGCCGCTGGTCCTCGCGATAATCGAAGCGCTCGAACGCCAGACACAGGCCCAGCACGGCCGCGAGGATCAGCACCATGTCGCTGTTGAAGGCGTCATCATCCATGGCGTCGCAGGCTGCACCGAATCCGCCGCCCCGTCCAGCCCGCCCATCAAACAGGCATCCTTAGATCGACCTTGGGCATCTTCGCCCCGCACCGGCCACATTTCAGATGCCGCGCGACCGCGTGCGGCGACATATTCTCGCGGATGCGCTGGTCCTGAAAGATCGGATCGCCGAACGGGCTGACATAGCGGCTTCGGCCGCATCGCCGGCACGTCAGCCACACACGCACCCCATGGCGCTGGCAATCATTGAAGGTATCGAGTCGCTTCGTTCCCATGGCTGGGAACATAAGCGGAACAGTTGCGGATTAGTCCAGCCCCGGCGGCTTCTGCTTCTGTTCCCATTCGATCACGAGGTTCAGCGGAACGAGGGTCGCCGATTCCGCCTTGCCGTCGAAGGCCAGCATCACGCGGCTGATCGCCTCCCCCTCGGTGGCGATCGCTTTGCCCTTCACGCGATTGAGCGACTGCGACCACACGCCGCCTTTCCAGTCCGTCTTGTCGAATATCTCGCCCAGCCCCTTATGCTCCTTGGCGCTGGCGACCGCGAGATAGACGAACTGATAGGGGCTGAACTCGCGCTCGATGCCCCACCGCGCATCCTTGGCCGTCGCGCTGGGTGCACGCGCATTGACCAGGCGCAGGCCATAGGTACGCAGCTTCGCCATCGCCTTGGCGTTGAACGGCCCGCCTTCCTCCATGTTCGATGCGGCAACCGGCGTCAGCGCCTTCGCGATCCAGCGGCCGACGCTCTCCTGCTCCATGCCCGACGCCGCCGGCAGCTTGTGGGTGATGAGCGTGCGCAGGCAGCGCACATGATCGCTCTCGCCGTCCGTCTCGGCCTGCATGATGATGGGCAGCAGCTTGCCGACAAATTCCTTCACGCGGCCGTCATCATCATTGATGTCGGCCAGCTCGCCGCTGTGCGGCGCGTCGTCGAACAGCAGCATGTCGGCGCAGGCCAGCAACGTGCCATATTGGTCGCCGTGCCGCGCGGAAAATCCCTCGCGCTGGATCTCCAGCTTGTACCGTTCATAGGTGCGGATGTAGCGCGGCCATTGCTCGACCATCCGCCGCCGCATCGCCGCGCCCCGCTCGCGCAGCGCGGCGGGCACGATCGACGGTTCCTTTGCATTGTCGGGCAGAGGCAGCGCGTCCAGCACCGTGATGCGGTTGCGGTCCTGCGCGATCAGCGGCTGATGCAGGATCGACGAGAAGAGGAAGCAGCTGCGCGCCGTGAACTGCTGGCCCTTATGCTCGGCCGATCCTTTCAGCGCCTTGTCGCCCGATGAGGAAATGCGCGCGAGGCCAAGAACCTTGAGCTTGCTGTCGTCGCCCGCCTCGGCCTCGAACTCGTCGACCAGCACCGCCAGCGCGTCGTTGCCCAATATCTGGCGAATGCCCGCTTCCGTCGCCGACGCCGCGCGCAGACGCCAGTCGTCGATATGATAGTCGATATAATCCATCAGCGTCGTCTTGCCGCTGCCGGATCCCGCGTTGATCCACAGATGCGCCCGCCATGGCAGCGCGCCGGGTATCTGCGCCTGGCCGATGAAGCCCAGGATCAGCAGCGGCATGATGTCGGGCGCGCGCCAGCGCCAGCTTTTCAGTGTCGTCAGCGTTTCGTTGGCCATGTCGGCCGTGCTGGGCTGGTCGGCGGGTCGGGGCAGCGGCGCCGCCGCCGAATAGACCGCCTTGTCCACGATGCCGGTATCGACATAGCGCGGCGCGGTCACGCGGCCGCCCACGCCCTTCGTCGATCCGATCAGCAGCTGGTCGCCGCAATGCAGGATGATCTGCCCGTCGCGGCCGACATGCGCGCCGCGCCCATGCTCGCCCGTATTGCGGTCGAATATCCCCTGCCACGCGCACGCCTGCATCAACCGCTTCTGCGCCTTGGTCTGGTCCAGCCCCTTGATCGCATATTGCTGGCGGCCGAACTCGTCGGTCATCGGCTGACCCTGCGCGTCTTTCAGCGGCGGCCCATATTGCGGGAACAGCTGCTCGGCCCGGCCCGGATCGCGCGCGAACAGCGAATAGACGTCGCCCTTCGTGAACTGGCTGTTGACCTCGATCAGCTGGCCGCTGTCGTCGAGGAAATAATAGAGCTTGCCATTCTTCCCCAGCGCCTTGACCGGGCAGTCGGGCGGCAATCCCTGCTGCGGCGGCTCGCGCCGTTGCTCTGGCGCGTCGCCCAGCAGATTGGGCGCGTCCTGCGGAGACGCGGCGGATTCGGCGAGCGAGGCCAAGCCGGGTGCGGGTTTGCGGGGCATTCAGTCAACCGACAAGGATGGAGGCGACGACAGGATCGCTGCCGCCGCCTCCGCTGCTAAACGGGGCGCGCACTACGTGCCGCGAGACGGTGCCCGATGACACCGCGCTGGGGGCCTTGCGAGCCGTACCAGACGCCCCTCTCGGGTATTCCATATTAACCTGCCGCGCCAAGCGCGTAGATCATCACCGGCGGATGCCCCTGCCCGACAATGCGGAGGTAAACTTTGCCTCCATTGTTCAGCACCGCCAATTCGGCGGGCGTTGGTTCCCAGCAGGACACCATCGCAGGCATGTCGCCGCTCAATTCGTCCCTGATCGGCAAGCCGCAGCAGGGCCCGCTTGTTTCCGGTGTCCACCCCTCCGGTGCGCCAAGCACACGGGTGCAGCCTGAAATCCGCGCAGGTATCATTGCCCCATCCTCTTTCCCAGCAACTGGTCGTTGACATCCTTGAAGCCCTCGTCGGGCCAGATGAATTGCACGCGCTTGCCCAGCGCCTGCTGCGCCGCGACGTTGTTTTCCAGCAGCCGCACGGCCTTTTCATTGTCGGCGTCGCGATCGGCGATCCAGATGATGTGCGCGAAGGGCAGCTTGCCCATGTTCGCCAGCGCCACGGCGGCCGCCGCGGGGCGATCGCGGCGCACCTGCGCGATCGTCAGCGTGTCTTCGATCCCCTCGGCGCAATGCACGCCCTGCCCCATCGCGATCGGCTCGAACGCGGCCGATGGTATCTCGCCCTTGGCGTTCAGCCCCTTCCACAACGGGATATAGCCGCCCTGCTCATAATAGCGGCCCAGCGTCATCTTGGTCAGCTTGCCCAGTTCGCGCTTCATCGTGCGCCAGTCGCCGCCCTCGCGCACGCTGTTGCGCGTGATCCATGTCCTGTGCGTGGCGATATGCTTGCCGCCGCGCATGATCGCCGCCATCAGGCACGGCGCTTCCCGTTTCAGCGACGAATGATAGACGCGGCCGAAGCGCAGCGCGCCGGGGATATGCCCCAGCAACCCGAAGTCTATGCCCCGCGCCTCCAGATAATATTGGCCGGGCGTATGTTCGATCGGCTCGCCCGCCAGCCACATGGCCCGCGCCGCCTTGCGCTTCTTGGCGTCCTCTTCCCCCTGTTCGCGCTGCTGCCGCTCGGCCGCGTCGATCGCCTTGCGCCGCGCCGCCTTGAACGCCGCCGGCGACAGGTCGCCGATGCCCAGGAAGCTCTTGCACCATTTCAGCGCCTCGGCCTTGTCGCCGCCATAGGCAGCGCGCGTCACCAGCTCGACCAGGTCGCCGCGATCGTCGCCGGCATAGTCGCGCCAGCTGCCCTGCCGCGCGCCTTTCAGATAGATTTTCAGCGACGATCCCGGCTCGCCGTCGATCGATCCGACGCAGTAGAATCCGCCCTCTTCCCGCCCGGCGGGCAGGATTTGACGGCACACCGCGCTGGCGTGCGGCGCGAGCATCTGCGCGATCTCCGCGACGCTGACCTCTGCTGTTCCTCCCCCGCGCATCGCCTACCCCGCCTTGCGCAAAGGGCCGGGGGAAGAGCGATCAGCCTCTTCCCCCGGCAGTGTCGCACCGGCAGGGCGTGCATGGGGTCTGTCGCCGGCGCGGTTCAGTATCTGTTCGTAGGAAAGGCCGGTCAGGCTTGACAGGCGGGCAAGATGCGCGGGTCGCGGCGGCTTGCGGCCCATTTCCCAATTGCCCCAGCTGACCTTGGACACGCCGATCAGGTCGCCCGCTTCTTCCTGAAGCAAACCCCTGGCCTTCCGCCATTCCAGCAATGACTGCGGCGCGTCCGCGCCCTCGCTTTCACTGTCCATGCTGTCCTGATGTGACACACCGTTCCTGCGTTGACTTAACCAGCAGTTATTTTCTACGCAAGGGGTCGGGGGCAGGAAACTTAACAAACAGGGACTTAGGGCATGAGTGCAGTCGTCATACAATTTACCCCTATGGATAAGTTGCCTCACAGGGTCCGCCACATGCGCAAGCAGGCTGGCAAGACGATCGAAGAACTCGCGGACGCCATTCAGATGAAGGCGCCGCATCTGTCGATGCTCGAACGCGGCCTGCGCCCGCTGTCCCTTGATCGCATGCACGAAATCGCACAGGCGCTTGGCTGCTCGACGGCGGATTTGCTGGCCGATCAGGACAATCCCGACCGGCTAGCGCCCCCGATCGCCGAAATCGTCGATCGCCTGGAACGCATGGACGAAAGCAGCCTGGCCAAGGTGCGCGAGATAACGGCGATCTTCGCGCCGGAACCCGACCTGCCGCCGCTCACGCCCGCGCCGAAGGCCGCAAACGGGGAGGATGATCTAACGACCCGTGAACCACGGCGGAAGGCAACATAACTGTCCGTTATTTTCTGGCTTGATCGGAAAATAACTGTGAGTTAACTCGGGGTCTCTCAACAGGAGACCCCCGATGCACATACATACGAATGTGGTCAGCCTTTTCCCGCCGGGCACGGTCGCCGCACCGGCTGTGGAAACCGACCTTTCCCGCCTTTCCAGACCGGTCAGCGCCGCGCCGTCGGCCGACGTGCCCGTCGCTGAAATCGCCCGCCGCCTCGGCCTCGCGTCGGAAACATGGCGCACCATCATCGCCAAGATCAGGCTGCTGAACCGGCGCTACGGCTTTCCCGCCCCGCGCAATCCGCGCTTCGTGAAGGGCGAACTGGTGACGGGCCCGGACGCCATCGTGCGCCGCTCGCTCTTCCCCCGCGCGCGGGTGGAGGAATGGTTCGACAATCACCGGGGGCCGGCGCAGGCCCTCGCCGACGACGCTGCGGAGGCGAAGGCGGCGACCGCCACCCTCGCCAGCAACACCCGCAACCTCGTGGCCCAGCTGGGCCACGGGAAAGCGGCCGCGTCATGCTGAACCGTATGGCACAGGCTGTGCGCCAGGACTTCGCCGCCTATGCGGCCTTCTGCGTCATCTTCATGCTGGCGTGCTTCCTATGAGCGAGCCGCTGAAAGCGCAGCTCGCCGGCGCGGCGGCGGGCCTCGTCATGATGGCGGCGGCGCAGGGAATGTTCCTGCTGCTGCGCTGGATCGCGTCATGATCGCCGGCAAGCGCTTCTCCGCCAAGTCGGTCGCGACCCTGCGCCGGATCGCCGCCATGCCCCGCGATGTGCGCGATCTGACGGGCGGTACGCTCTACGTCCTCGCCGCCCATCGCGCGATCAACATTAAGGATGGCTTCGCCGTCATCACGCGCACCGGCGTTCGCCAGCTGCGGAATCTGTCATGAGCGGCGAAGGCATCCTCCCCAACGATCGCCGCGCCGATCGTGCGGACCCGTTCGACGGCGATCGCCGCGACTATCGCCCCGGCGATCATGTCAGCTGGTCCGCCCCCGACGTCGATCGCGCCCCTTTAATCAACCCTTCGGAGGTTCGTTCCGATGACTGACACCAATACCGCCGCGCCGGAAATGCGCCGGCTTGAGCAGGGCGATCCCACCTTCCAGCACATGATCGAGTTTGTCGAAGCCTATCGCGCGGCATCTGCGGACTTGCTCAACCCTGACGATCCCAACGACCTGAACGTCGCGATGGTCGCTGCGATGAACTTTGCTGGCACTTTGGCCGGGTCGCTGATCGCGATCGGACTATTCCGCGATCAGGATAAGCGCCGCCTGGTGAAGGCCATGGAGCATAATTTTCGGCAAGGCATCGGCATCGGCCAACGCCGCGCGCATCGGATTGCCGCCGAACAATTCGGGGAGGGCCGGGCATGACTGACGCCTTCCTTTCCCCCGCGATCATGTTGGTTGATCGGCGCGCGCAGTTGGCAACGGCCAGCAGCAGCAATGGCGCTGACGCTCTCGCCTCCCCCAATCTGGCGGCGATCATCCGCGAACGGCTCGACCAGATCGAACGTCATGGCTTCGATCATCATCACGACGATCTTCATGATGGATGCGAGCTGGCGCGTGGCGCGGTCGCCTATGTCACAGCCGGGATGATCGACGAACTGGAAGACGATGCCACCTACGCGCTGGATCAGGCGCTGGCCGTCTGGCCTTGGGGCGATCTGTTCAAACCCGGCGATTATCGCGACTGCCTTATAAAGGCTGCGGCGATGCTGTGGGCAGAAGCGGACCGCGTGACCCGTGCGCAGGCGCTGATCGATGCTGTTTCGCAGCTGTCCGATGACGGCCGCAAATGCCGACGCTGCGACTGCACTTCGCACAACGCGTGCCTCACTGAACATGGGGCCTGCTTCTGGATCGGTGAAGACCTGTGCAGTGCCTGCGCAGGTAAGCCAGACCCGCAACCCGCTTAGTCGAAACCGCCTGCCTGGAGGCTCCTGGAGCGGACATACCGGCAACCGCTCGCGAACAAGACCATGCTCGGGCCGGGCAGGCGATCGCTCCTCATGCGGTGGGAGCGATGGTCAGAACACCCGTGAAGCATGGTCGCCGGCACCTTTCAAAGGAGTTGAGCGATGTCGATCGAGCAACAAGACGCCGCGCGAACCCGCGAGCAGATACAGGCGGAGGGAAAAGCGCGTCGCGAAGCAATGCGTGAACTTCTGCGCCCCTATATCGGTGAAGGCACGTTGGTAACGCATGAGCGGTGCGGCGGAACCATTCAGGAGCATTATGTCACCGATCTGGAGGGTGACTTCGGGTTCTCCGGCATCCCTACGGAAGCTACCATGCGCACGTCGGGAAATTATTATCCCGCCGACGATATTGCAGTAGCCAACATCACACATGTTGAACATGTCCGGGTCGATGCTCTGGAATGGGCGGGTAGCAAGGTCAAGCACCCCCTCCTGCGCGAACCGAAAACCGAAGAGGAAATCGCGCAGGACGAGGCCCGCGAGGCTCATCTTGACGCGATGGTTGATCGATATTTAGCGGACGAAAGTGACGTTTTGGGCGGCGAGGTGCCGTTCTAATGAACCGCCCCGCCCGCCGCGCCAGCGATCCGCCCCAGCTCGATCCCGGCCACCCGGACGCGCCATGGACGCCCTCGGACTGCTATCCTGACGGCCCGCTCATGTGCCCCTGCGGCCATCATGAAGGGTTCCATGGGCACAACGGCAGTTGCCGCTGGACGAAGGACTGCGGCTGCACCGGCCTCCCGGTCGAATGCTACACCCCCATTCCCGGCCATCCCCTGCCACGCCGCTACACCCGGACATGACGCAGGAGCGCGCCGACACGGGGACGCGGCCCCATCTGGATCGGGGCCAGCTCTACCGCCGGGCGCGCCGGATCGCGGAACGCGCGCAGATCATCATGGACATAACCGGCGCCGGCGTCGCCCCCGATCTCCACCGCGCCGAAACCATCCTCAACGAAATCGCCGCCATCTGCGGCACGGGAGAAGAAGAATGATCATCGTGAGCGTCCAGCTCGTTTCAGCGATCGACGGCCGCGTCGAGGAACTGGCCCGCATGGAAATCTGCAACATGGGAACCGGGACCTCGCAGCTGGGCAATTACTCGGCCGAAACGCTTCGTGGGCGGTCTACCGAGCAGCTTAATCGCAGGACGCGCCAGCGGATCGCCTATGTGAATGGCCACCCCCGACAGCGCGAACATATCTGGAACCTCGTAGCTAAGGCCCTGAAAGCCCTTCGCTATGGAGGCGAAGAGTGAAGGGTGCGGATCAATGCCCCCGCTGCGCCTCACGCCGCTGGGCGGACGTGCAGCAGCCGGTGATCGACTTCTACGCCGGCGTCCTGCGCGTGTGCGGCAACTGCGGCACAGCATGGGAACCCTTCGAGGTCGCAGACCTCATGGACCAATCGGATCGCTTCTCTAGCTTCCTGCATCCCTGCGGCAACTGCGCGTTCCGAAAAGGATCGCCGGAACAGCGCGACGCGGAGGAATGGGAAAGCAAGATGATTTCCATGTCGTTCGGCGCGGGCTTCTATTGCCACAAGGGCGTGCCCGTTACGCCCTCGACTGACCATGGGTTCGATTATCCCGCCGATCGCCGCAAGCTGCGCCTGTGTCGCGGCTATCTCAACTCCGTCGTCGGGCCACGGCTTAACGAACTGGCGCGCCAAAGGGAGCCTGTGCAGGCGGACGGCGAAGCCTGGGTTGACGAGCTATGAAACTCGCCCCCGACAGCCCTCTCGGCCTCGGCGCGGCGATGGCGGGCGGACGCTCGGCGCTGGCGACCAGCGAACGCCACGAATGGGACTATTATCAGACCCCCGCCAGCTGTGCCCGCGCCATCCTGATCGCGGAGGCGCACCACATGCGGATGCACGGCCAGGCCATGTGGGAACCCAATGCCCATGGCGGCCGCCTGGTCGCAGCCGGGCGCAACAGCGGCTTCGACGTGCTGGCGACGGACATCCGCGCGGATCCCGCGCATGGCGTCGTCCAGCGCGATCTGCTGCAAACCCGCCGGCTCTTCGCGCCGATCGTCTTCGCCAACTTCCCGTGGAGCAATGGCGCGCAGATGGTCGACCATGTGCTGGGCACGCTGCGTGCGCCCTATCTCTGCGCCCTCTTCAAGTCCCAATATTGGCAGACCGCCAGCGAGGACGGGCGCGGCCGCCTCGCCCTGTTCCGCCGCCACCCGCCCGTCATGCGCTGGGACTGCACCTGGCGCGTCAATTTCAAGGAAGGCGAACGCAACGCCCGCGGCCGCCTGATGCACAGCACCATGAACGTCAGCTGGTTCGTGTGGGACCGCAACCGGCAGGGACAAATGCAATGGGGCCTGCTCGGCCGCGACGGTCCCGTCCAAGTGGAGGATTTATGAGCAAGGATAGCTTGAAGGCGGCGCTGGACCTTGAAGCCCTTCGTCGCCGCGAAGTGCAGATGATGGGCGCGGCGATCAGCACCCGAAGCTGGCACGATATGGAGAACGCCTATAATCAGCTTCGCGATAAAATCGACACTGAGTTGACGCGGAGGAAGTTAGAGGCTCGCGCATCAACCGATGCTGCCCCTGTTGCTGGTGAGGATGTAGAGCGCGAAATCAGCGGAGAGACCGTTTGCGGCTTCCGAGTGGTGGCATACCGCGAAACTCATCCCGAACACGGCAGCAAATATGGACATCACTATTCAGAGCATTGGTCAACGCCGAATAGCCGTGACAGCCGTGTAAAGGTCGAGCGCCTTTTTACGGAGGATCAGCTTCGCGCTGCCCTGTCCAACCCGCCCGCCGCCGATGCTGTCCCTGCTGCTTGGATATATGAGCGCCCGAATGACGGAAAGCGCTACACACAGGATCGGCTTATCGACTTTCAAAGGCACCCGTTGGCTGTAGAGGTAGGCTGGACTGAAACACCCCTCTACGCACACCCGCCTGTTCCCGATGCTGCTGGGGAGGTCAGCCAGCTTGTTCTTGCCGCAAGGCAGGCGTGGGCGTCTACCATAGATCGCGGCTTGATGCCTGGCGATCCCTTATTCGGGGCAATGCGGGATTTGGATATTGCGGTCGCGCCGTTCGCCGACAGGGTTCCGTATGCAGTCCACAACGAGGATTGCGATTGTGCACTATGCAACGCCGCTGGGCAAAAGCTTCCGAAGCTCGCACAACCGCCCGCTGCCGAGCCTGACACCATCGGTTCCCACTACGGCAATGGTGGGCAATTCGATCCGTTGAGCGCCGAGCCTGTGGGGATGAGGGAGGCGCTGACAGAGGACGTGCGTGCCGTCCGCCAGTCGTTCAGTAATGCAGTGGCGCAGGTAGCGGCCGATGCAATCCGATCCTCTTTCTTTGTGAGCGTATCAGGCGAAGGAGAGCCTTACCGCTATCATTTGCGGCTAGCCTATCCAAGCATGGAGGCCATGCACAAGGCAGAGGATGCCTTGAAGGCGCTGGCGAAAGAGCCGCAATTCCTTCCGTTAGAACAACGGCTTGCAGCACTCGCAACCGGCAACGGTGGGGAGGGGCGGTCGTGAGCGATCTAATCTTGCCGCTCAAAGGCATATACTTCGACCAGGTACGCGATGGCACAAAGCCGCTCGAATACCGCCTCCACAACGCCTATTGGGCGCAGAGGCTTGAGCGTCGGTCCTACGACCGCGTGATCCTGACGCGCGGCTATCCAAAGGGCGGAGGAATTGAAGGCGAGACGCGCCTGACGCGGCAATGGCGCGGCTTCACTGTCCAGCCCTTAGAGCATGAGCATTTCGGGTCCGATCCGGTGATCGTCTACGCAATCGACGTGTCAACGCCCCTCGCGTCGAAGCCGGGCGGGGAGGTCTAAACATGGACCGCGCCTACACCACCCTGCAGGGCCGCAAGTTCGAGATCATCCCCAACGGCCGCTGCACGACGATCGACAGGAACAAGGTCGCTATCCGGACTAGGCCTGGCGATTGCCGCAACCCTGACGACGCCTATGCGAGAGGCACGATCCGGCGCGCTGGGCTGGATGGCTGGCCGCAGCCGACGACAGCCGACAAGGGGCATGATGAGTTCTGGTTCACGCCGCACGCCAACGCGATGGGGCAGAAGGCCGGCGACTGGCTGAACTTCTATGAGCGGCACGGCGCAGGACCGATGTCGAACCGCGCTGGCCCGCTGATCCTGACGAACGAGCGCAGCGGAGACGGCAAGAGCTATTATCGCGCCTGGCTGACGGACATGGCGGGCGTGAGGTCGCTGCTGGGTCAGATACTGGCTTTGGCGGACATGAGAACCCGCTTCACCGTGGATTACCGCACGGGTCCGCAGGGCTGGGTATCCGTCTCGATGGGCGGCGAGACTTTCGCCACGCCCAAGTTCACCTTCGGCTACGGCGTCCCGCTTTACCCCTGCTTTCGCGCCTATGGGAACGAGCGGCCCGGCCCGATCGACGTTGATTTTGAGATCGGACCCAGCAGATGAGCCAAGCGATCGCCGCCCCAAGTTGACAGCGCGCCTCTTCTGACCGCACCATCTTTCCCCACTCCGTTTCCAGTCCCGGAGGCTTGCATGACACAGGACCAATTCTGCAACGGCGTCCGCCTGATCGGCGGCAAGAAGGCCGCCGCGCAGCTGCTCGACATCAACGAACGCGCGATCGAGCGCATCATGGCGGGCCGGGAGACGCTGGGCGAAGGGCTTGCAATGCGCCTGTTTCTGGCCGTCACCGCTCATCACCGCCAATGCCGCGACTGGCTGGATGCGAACAATGCCGCGTAACTACAAGGCAAAGCCGCGCAAGACGCCGCGCTACTTCAAGCCCTTCCCGCTCGCCGGCGGCCGCACCGGCTACAAATGGGAACCGGCCAACCGGCTGCGCGCCCATGGCTGGGCCACCGTCATGCTGGGCGAGGACTTCGCGGCCGCCGTGGCGAAGGCGGAGGCGGAGAATGCCCGGCTCGACGCGTGGCGCGCCGGCGCGGCCGTGAACGTGCCGCAGAAGGTCGAGAACAACGACTATCGCTATGCGACCTGGGCAGACCTCGATCGGCGCTTCAATGGGCCGGAAGGGCTGGAGGGCGTCAGCTACCGGACGAACAAGCCCTACAGCGCCAAGACGAAGATGGAATATCGCGGCCGCATGAAGTTCCTGCGCGCCTGGGCGGACAATGGCCGCATGAAGCTGCGCCACATCACCGCCGAATCCGTCATCACCCTGCGCAACGAGCTGGTACAGGGGACGACGCCCCACACCGCCGCCGCGATCCTGCGCGTGCTGTCCGTCATGACGGGCTGGGCGGAATTTCATGGACTGATCGAACGCGGCAAGGATCCCGCCAAGCGCCTCAACATCCCCGAACCGCAGAGCCGCCGCAAGCGCGTGCAACCCGAAGTCGTCGAGACGATCGCCGCCTACGCGCTCAAGAAGGAATGGCAAAGCATCAGCTTGGCCCTTTGCCTCGGCTTCTACACGGTGCAGCGTCCGGGCGATCTCCGCACCCTGACGGTTTTCAACTGGCGTCGCGCCATGGATATTTCATCGCACGATCGCGCCGTACTGGCCGGGCCGGACGGGGAAGTCTGGTCGTTTCGCCTCAAGCAGCACAAGACCGGAGAATGGGTCGATCTCGCTTTGCCCCACCATGTGCGCGTCAGGGTGGAGGCAGCGATAACGGCCGAGCGGAGCAAATCCGCCGCGGCGGCCGCCAACGCCAATCTTCCGATCTTGGTTCACCACAGCACGGGTCGCTCGTGGGACCAGCGCAATTTCCAGAAATATATTCGTCTGGCGATTGACGGTGCGCTGGCAGAGGCACGCGCCGCCGGCGACGATTTCATGGTCGATCAGTTGACCGGCCTCCAGTTCCGCGACCTGCGACGCAGCGGCATGTGCTGGCTCCGCGATATGGGGGCCACGGTCGCACAGATCGCCGCGCGCAGCGGCCACGCGATCGAAATGGCGCAAACCATCCTCGACACCTACATGCCGGCGGATAGCCGGGGCAGCGCCGCCGCCATCGCGACCGCAACCGCCCGCGCAGCCGAGCTGGCGGACCAGAAGGAGCAGGAAGCATGAGTTGGGGACCGTTCAGCGCCGAGGCTGTCACGCTGGATGGCGCACTGCGCCGCCTTCATCGAGAAGGGCGAACATCGGACGCGATTGCCGCGATCAAGAATGCGCTCGATATTGCTCATCGCACCGGGCCATCGAACATGACCTACGCAGAGTTTGAGGCAGCTTGCTCCACCGATTCGGCCGATCCGGCGGGGAAAAAGTAGGTCCGACCTACTTTTAAAAAGTAGGTCGGACGATTTTCACAACCCTCTTGACCGTCGCGAAAACCACGCCTATCTGCGGCCTCCCAGGCGCGACGCGCGCAGGATTGATGCCCGATCCTCTAATGGTAAGGTGTCAATGCTTCCAATAAAATCA